AGGCGCGCATCCAGCGCTTTCAGGGTGGCGGTACCGAAGCCGACCTCAATCCGAACCTGGCCAAGCGCAACGCCGAGCCAAAGAAGAAGGCCGTCAAAAACGAGATTGATGAAGACCAGGTCGAGCTGCTGCGCGAGGCCTTCATCGATGGCTGTTTCGACTATCAGAAAGACTGGTACCGGGCTGGCAATCAGCGCACTCGCGTCATTCTCAAGAGCCGGCAGATCGGGGCGACTTACTACTTCGCCCGTGAGGCGTTCATTGACGCGCTGGAGACCGGGCGCAATCAGATTTTCCTGTCGGCCTCGAAAAACCAGGCCTACCTGTTCCGGGGCTACATTCAGGCGTTCTGCCGCGAGGTGATCGGTGTCGAACTGACTGGCGATCCCATCGTTCTACCCAACGGCGCCGAGCTGTTTTTTCTCGGAACGAACGCCCGCACCGCCCAGGGCTATCACGGCAATTTCTACTTCGATGAGTTCTTCTGGACGTTCAAGTTCGAGGAGCTGAACAAAGTCGCCTCGGGCATGGCGATGCACAAGAAGTGGCGCAAGACCTACTTTTCCACCCCATCGAGCATGGCTCACGAGGCGTACACCTTCTGGACGGGCGAGCGCTTCAACAAGGGCAAGCCCGCCGCGCAGCATACGAAGGTGGACGTGTCCCACGGCGCGCTCCAGCAGGGCCGGTTCTGTGAGGATCGGTTGTGGCGGCAAATCGTCACGATCCTGGACGCGGAGCGGGGCGGTTGCGACCTGTTCGACATTGAGGAGCTGCGCCGCGAGTACAGCCCCGAGGCATTCGCCAACCTGCTGATGTGTGAGTTTGTCGACGACGGAGCGAGCATCTTTCCGCTGACCCTGTTGCAGTCCTGCATGGTGGATAGCTGGGTCGAGTGGGCCGAGGACTACAAACCTTTCGCCATGCGCCCGTTCGGCGACCGTCAGGTCTGGATCGGTTACGACCCGGCCGAGACGGGCGACTGCTCCGGCATGGTCGTGGTCGCGCCGCCTCTGGTGCCGGGAGGCAAGTTCCGCATCCTCGAACGCCACCAGTTCCGGGGCATGGACTTCGCCGCGCAGGCCGCGTTCATCAAGAGCGTCTGCGACCGCTACTGGGTGACCTACATCGGCATCGACGTGACCGGTCTGGGCAGCGGCGTGGCCCAGCTGGTGCGCCAGTTCTTCCCGGCGGTCACCACCTTCAGCTACTCCCCCGAAGTCAAAACGCGCCTGGTACTCAAGGCGTATGACGTGATCCACAAGGGCCGGCTCGAATTCGATGCCGGCTGGACCGACATGGCCCAGTCGCTGATGGCGATCCGCAAAACCGTCACCGCCGGCGGACGGCAGTACACCTACACCGCCGGCCGCAACGACAACACCGGCCACGCCGACTTGGCCTGGGCACTCTTTCACGCATTGCACCACGAACCGCTTGAGGGGCAGACCACTGCCAACACCGGGCGTATGGAGATTTACTGATGACCGAACAACTCGCCAGCCAGACATTGCCCGCGACGACACCCGCCACTGGCGCGGGAACTCAGGTGTTTTCTTTCGGCGAGCCGACGCCGGTGCTGGGTGGTCGGGAGGTTTTCGATTACCTGGAATGCTGGTTCAACGGGCGGTGGTATGAGCCGCCGTTGTCGCTGGATGGGTTGGCTCGGTCGGTGGGGGCGAGTGTGCATTTGCATTCGGGGTTGATGTTTAAGCGCAACCTGTTGAGCAAGACGTTCATTCCGCATCCGTTGCTGTCGCGGGCTTCGTTTGAGCAGTTTGCTTTGGATTTCCTGTGCCTGGGCAATGGCTACCTTGAGGGGCGGCGGTCGCGGTTGGGTGGGGTGCGCAAATTGGAAACGCCTTTGGCCAAGTACATGCGTGCGGGGCCGGATGGGCAGTTCTATCAGGTGCGTGGGTGGAAGGATGAACATGCGTTTGAGCCGGATAGCATTTTTCATCTGCGTGAGGCGGATCTGCATCAGGAGATTTATGGGTTGCCGGAGTGGATCAGTGCTTTGCAGTCGGCGTTGTTGAACGAGTCGGCGACGTTGTTCCGGCGCAAGTATTACGAGAACGGCAGCCATGCCGGGTTCATTCTGTACATGACGGACGCAGCGCAGACAGAGGCTGACATTGATGCGCTACGCAAGGCGCTCAAGGAGTCCAAGGGGCCAGGCAATTTTCGGAATTTGTTCGTCTACTCGCCGACCGGCAAGAAGGACGGAATTCAGCTGATCCCCGTCAGCGAGGTGGCGGCAAAGGATGAATTTAACTCGATTAAGAATCAGACGCGGGATGATGTGCTGGCGAGCTTGCGGATACCGCCGCAGTTGATGGGGATTGTTCCGCAGAACGCAGGTGGGTTTGGGTCGATTCGGGAAGCGGCGCAGATTTATGCGGCCAATGAACTGGAGCCGATCCAGACGCGTATGGTGCAGGTGAATGATTGGGTCGGGGAGGAGGTGATGCGGTTTAAACCGTACGAGTTGGCCCCGGCGGTTTAACCGGGGCGCGTTGATCAATCGTCGAAAGTGATATCGCGATTATCGATCATTCCATGGCTGGATACTGAAATCTGTAATCGTTTGAATAGAGTGAAAAAATCCACAATTGGCATTTCAAACCGGATCTTGCGGACCTTAAGTGGTTCGCCGGAATCCACAGCAGATTGGACATTGTCGTGGCCTTCGTACTTTGTAACCAGCACAGTGACATCAAAGTCGGTGACCTTAGGTTTGCCCGCCAGCTCTGTTGCATACACTTCAATGCCGACTAAGAACTCTCCTTCGTTTACCAATCCGCGCGACTGGAGGTACTTGGAGATATCCTTCGTATCATGGCGGTCCGCAGCGGCAGTGCCTTTGAAGTCGCCGTATTGAACGCTTGCGTGAAAGTTTTCTTGCCCCATTGGTAAGCTCCATATCTGAATATCGCCGCGTTTAGCGCGGTTCTTCATGTCGATTAACGTTATGCCAAATTGCAGAGGTTGGATTTCTAAAACTAAGATTTTATCTCTCTGCGAGATGAGCACGTCGTGCTCAACATAGCAGTTGCGTTTGGCAACGAAAAGAGAAAAAGGCTGTGTGCGTTAGTAAATACATTGGCTTCGACGCGGCGCGTGCGCCAACGGTTTACCGCAGTAGGTCAGGACGTTTACGTGCGCATTAGGACCACTTAGGAGGACACATAGGGGGAATGACTGTTTCATCTATTCGCAAAACCAGGTCAATGCGGACGCCACCCGACGGTGGCGCCTCGCCCCTCACGCCTCAGTAAGCAGGTCATCGCCGTCCTAGTGCTATCTCCCGATTTATGACCTTCTCGTTCACGATGCGACGCACAACCGGCTCAGAAGGTTTCTTAGGCGGAGTTGGCCTTGTCGCTGAAGGCTTTGGACCACTGTCATTTTTCATTTTGAACTCCTATTCGAGCCACCATTTACGTCATCGTACGTCATTCGTGACGGTGGCGCACTCGGCTTAACTGGTGCCTGCGGCTTTGGCTGTTGCTCAGTGCTACTTGGCTTTTTTGAGTCACTCAATTGGATTTCCCCTTTTGTACGAAGAACATCTTCTAATATTATAGTTCTTTTCTCAAGATCCGCTACAGCGTCAATTTTTGAAGAAATCGCTAGTTGTTTCCTCAAGGAAGCTATCTCGCCACCGACATAGCTATCTTTTATCGAAAAGTTTTTTCGAGGGGATGACGTATCCATGTCAAAGATTACAAATAGCAAGCTGGCGATAGCTAGGGGGATGCACGCTAGTAGGAAGCCAGCAAGTGCTTTGAACACCCATCTTGAGCGCGTCTCGTTGACTAGGGCATTATGGGTTGCGCAATTTATGTAAGTTTTGGAGATAAAGTTTTCTGTCTCTTTTTTAGGGTCGACGAGTGTTATAGTGTCTTCTTGGTCTACGGCTGCGTTGTACTTTTCAACTTCAATGTTATACTGGATTTGTTGTTCATAGTATTCTTGGACTTTTGAAGCGTAGGGCATTCTGTTAAATTCAGATCCACTAAAGGCTCTGAAATTGAAATACGTTGAAAAGGCAGCAGTAATTACTACTAGGCATACAAGAAAGGCGATGATGTAAGCGATGTCTGGTTTGGTGGAGAAGTCTAGAAAGCGAGCAAGATATACGGTTGTTGAAATGAGGATGAATATAGCTGTAAATATTAATTGGGTTTTTATACTAATGCTGTCTTTTATCTCTTCTTCGTAGATATACATTTTTTCATATGTTGAGTCTAGATCTATATTGCCCACAATAACTGTCCTTGGTTTGGTTTTTAATTATTAAGTTGTCTAGAAGTTCTTTTTATTGTAGTGCGTTCAAACACCCAGCATCTAATGCCCTTTCCGGACAACAGGCTGTGAATGGTCCGGTTTTTTTACATTCAGCGCGGTTCATGTCTCTTCAATAGTGCCTAGCGCAGTGCGCTATCGAAGCGCAAATACTGGCCATGTTCAAGCAATTGGTTGGCTAACTCCCTCAGGTTGAGGGCTAGCATGTTGCTGTACGTTGCTGGTTGTGCGCAATTCCCTTGCCGTCAAGAAAAGCCAAGGCTTGCCAGATAACGTTCAACACATCGGGTGCTTGAGGTGCGGAGTGCCCTAGGCTCTTGAGGTCGGGGGGGGGCAACCCCATTGCTCGGGAGACCTCGTGGAGTTGCTGATGAATGACTTCGCGTAGACCCGCATCGCGAGTGCGGTGCAGTTCTTTGGACAGAGCGAGGCGTTGGCGGGACTGGGCGATCCTTTGAGTGACGGATAAGGTCGCAGGGCGAAAACGTTTGAAGTAACCATCTACAAGCATGTCTTGGACCTGCCAAGATAGTTCATCGGTGAAAGACTTCACCAGCAGTAGGTAACGACGCTGGGTTAATAGGATTACGTCTTCATGGGACTTATTCGAGATTGCGCCTGGCTTCTGCGCCCGAAAATCAGACGCACAAATTTTCAAAAAATGCTTGCCTTCGATGAATCGCTCTCGGTTTGAGTTGAAGGTTCTGCGTGCGGCCCCTTCGGGTCGTTGGTGTACCTGGTCCACCATAGATCGCGTGACGACGCGCTCGCCTTGGTGCTCGACGACTATCAGGTCGGTATTGGCGATGCTGATGACCTGGCGAATTACTGCACTCATGATTTGGCTCCCTGCTCCGTTGCTCCATGGTTGAATACGGTACCAGCTGATTTACAGTGGTGTGAAGAAAGCTTCGATTGCCCTGGCTGAGCAGGCAATAGTACTGCAGCAACGCACGTTCGTTGGCGATAGACAATCGCCGAACATGCCTCAAGTCGTTAATTCCGTCTTTGCAGCCTGTTCTGGGCCGCTAATTAATATTTGTGCGTACGTTTTTCGTTCGCACAATGGCCGCCCGAAATCGCGCGCAACGCTGCCCTGGAGATTTTTTCCATTCTGCTCACAAAACACACCTCGACTAGGTGGGACCTCCAAGGCTCAACCGGCGGGCGCCGTCATCCCCCCACCTCGCCTGCGGGCTAAATGGGTCTTTTTTTCCGCAGTCCTGCGATCCGCTGAGCACAGCCACGGCTGGGCCTTGTGATAGTGGATGAATGAGACAGAAAGCCTGCGAATCCCTGCGAAAGGTGAGGCACCCGATGCATTTGCCTTGGCTCGTTTGTTCGTCAGACATGACGCACCGTCAGGTGCCAATTTTCAGGAACGCAGTCGGAGAAAAGTAATGTGGTAATTCGAATATCGGTAGACCGTCGAAAGCCCCGTATTCATTGGCTTTGCTGGATTACTTCGGAAGGTAATTCTGAGTAATGAAAAAGGTAATGTGAGCGTAAGTGACTGATTTATAAGGGGGTGATAATTAGGAAAATTACTTTCTTAAAAGGTAACTACCTTACCGCTACATTACTTAAAAATTACCTTGTGCCCATCCCTTGCAGGCCAGTCAAATCGAGCCTCTCAGGCCGGTTAGTTGATTAGGTTACCGAAATTACCTTTTTCCGATGCCATTCCAGAAAAAACGGATAACCCTGTATGGCCTTTTGCGTGTCCGACCGCCGCCAAACCCATGGGACTGTCATGGGAACGCTTGCGCGCTAACTATCGCCCTGAACCCCTTATAAACCGGGCACTGACCTCGCGATAATCGCAATCGGGCGGTTTCGAATCTCTCCTTCACCGCCACATTCAGTAAACGCAAACCCCTGATTTTCCTAGAGAAAGTCGGGGGTTTGTGGTTTTTTACGTCCGAAAAAAGGTCATATGGGACAGATCTGGGACAGATGCGCTTTTTTGGTGCAAGAAAAGTCAAAGGACGATGCCTGGGCTAACCTGAACTCGCGGGCACGAATTAGCCTTCCAGAATCTTCATTCAAGGACGATCAAAATGCCAAGTAAGTCGGATTCTAATATCGCCACTGCCGATGCGCTGACGCTGCTACTGCACAACCAGCATGCGCTGGGTGCAGCGATCGAAGAGATCACACATTGGCTTTCAGGGGATGGTGCAGATAACGTTGCCAACAACGCCGTTGCAGCTCTCGAAACATTGGACACCAATGCGGAAGCGCTTACAGATGCGATTATGCGGTTACGTCAGTGCTAACAAGGTTTTTATATGGATAAAGCAAGCCGCCCTGTGAAGGGCGGCTTGTTTTTTTATATGAGGTCTGACATTAAAACTGAGACTGGCTCGGCCTTTTTTCTTTTAACGTCTTTATTGTAAGCTGCTTTGAGTTTGCCGCACATTGCGCGGCACCACTTAGGACTTTTAAGGTCGCGTTTGTAGTCGAAACCTTCTTCATTTTCCCGTAGTTCTTCTACCTCGGCGTTCAAATCGGAGACGGTGGTATTCGCGAGCGAAGTAAATACCTCCAAGAACTCTTCGAGTTTTCCAGATTCGACTATCTGGTTAAGATTTCTGAAGACCTTTTTGCCGACTTCATCATCTTTAATTATTTCGGAGACCACATACGCCAAAAAATATTTGGTCAGTGTGTAATGTCCAAAAAGCTGGTCGTCGAACGAATCAAGTGTGTCGGTTATAGAGTTAAGTGCAGAGTAAAGTCCAATAATCTTGGAGCCGGTGACGTCAGCTCTTCCGAAGATTTTTGAATATGAGTCATCCATTACTTTGTACTTTTGGTGACAGCTCCAAGGCTCAGCCAAATCAAGCGCAAGAATCGCGAGTCCCGCATTTTCATTCGAAATCGCCGTCCAGCCTTTTTGGATGGATTCACCTTGTTTTACTTGTAGCGAAAACTTCCCTGCTTTGCCAGAAGAAACCTCTTTTTTAAGACGTTGCTGAATGCCGTGGTTTGACCGCATGTCACGAGCTTTGATGGCATTCTGATTGTTGCTGTTCTGAGTTATTTTGTCCGTTAGCTCTTCGTCACCTCCTAGCGCAATGACCTTTACAAGAACTTTCAAGTCGGCGGAAATGCTGTTCTTGGCGTTCAGTAGAGAGGTAAGGCTTTGGGCGCCGTTAACGACCATGTACTTAGATATTGATAGCTTGTCTGCGCTAGTGGCTTCCATATGATCGCACAGTACAGTTATGCCGTTATGGTACAGGGGGAAGTTTTTGTGTTCTTTCTTGTCTTTTATGCTCGATAAAAGACTCTTGTTGACTTTCGTGTTTCCGAGTGAGTAACGAACATTTCGGCTAAATAGCCTGCTGTCGGAGATTCCCTGCATGTGCGTCAATTGAAGAGCGTTTGCCAGGAATATCTTAGCGGTAACTCCGTCGGCAGTTTGATAATCTATTATTTCAGTATCTGAAGTGTTGAACTCAAAAGTCTCATCAATTCCTGAGTCGGCGTCGAGATCTACGAAATCAAGGACAATCTTTTCTGCATCGTAAACGGTAATGTCGTCTACATTTTTAAGATAGTCCTTTCCTTCGCCGTTTAAACTCGCGTTTGTGCAAAAAATTCCTTCAACCGAATAACCTGCAGCAAGCTTTTCTTTCAAGCCGATACGTCGGATAGTCGCTTTTAATCCTTCGTGGGCTTTTCCGGCGAGGAGAGTATCTATTGCCGCTGGCGTCTTAAACTGGGCAAGAGTGCCGGTGAATTCCTTCAGGTCAGTGTCACCCAAGGTGGATTTGTCTGAGTTCCTAAATTTTGACTGAAAAATATAAATTGTCTCAAGAGTGTCATTCACTAGTAGTGCATCGACACCTTTGTCCTGTTTTTGATCAACACATGCATCGTCAGCGTCTTGCGCATCGAGTCGAAAAATATTCTCAAGGATCCACTTCAAAAACTGCATTGTTTCAGTGGGCGATCGTTTCGCATAAGGTTTCAGGTGCTTGCTTGTAAGTGTTTGAAATTTCAAGTCGTCGATGTTCATGCATTTTCCAATTTTTTGGCGGCTGGCTAGTTATGCCGAGGCAAGGGAAATAGTAACTGGATTATCCACATTTGAATTCATGTCCTTCCTTGACTCCTTGAGACAGGGATAAGGTCAAAAGTGCTGATGCCACACTATCGCTCACTTGGTCAGGTGTCCATCGTTCTGCGTCCCCCCCAACAGGCCGAAATGTCTGGTAGCTCGTAACGTTCCTAGGTCTCGATCGTTGATCCGAGTATGTCAGGGAGCGGCAATGGATCATGAGTAGGTAGAACGCCGTTTATGTTCAACAGGCCCCCACACTCTTGCCAGGTGCGGGGGCCTTTTCGTAGGGCAATGAAAACCACTTCTCCCTAGGCTGGACTACCATAGTCCCACCGTCTGGTTTGCTGCCGTCACCCTCCTCCAGGAAAGGATGCTTATGCCGTACGTCTACGAAGGTTCGGCCACCGTCACCGTGATGGCCCGCTATCTCGGCCTGGAACCAGCCGAGCTGACCACCCTTGAGTGTGCGGTGCGCTTACTCAACGCTGGCCCCGGCCGCGTGCGCGTCGAACTGCAGCATTATCTGCAGGGCCCCGCGCGGGCCAACACAGTGCGGGTCATGCTGCCGCACGGGATGATGGTGCAAGGGCCAATCGTCGACGGCAGCAACGAACCTACCGGCGGCTGGCTGCTGATCAATGTCGAGCAGTACGACTTGGCATTTGAGCCACCGGGCGCTTCGAAGGGATGGCAATGGAAATGATCAAGCATGAGGTGCTGGCCGCACTCAACCTGCCACGCTCGGTTCATGCGCAGGCACTGAAACTGCTCACGGCCATCGCCAACGCCAGCACCGTGGCCGACACACTGCACGCGGCCGACCGTGCCGAGGGTTTCACCTTGGGCATCGAAACCGTGAAGGCACTTAACCCTAGGGTGATCGAAAGCCTCTACGTGGCGTTTGATCACGCCTCACAAGCGCGTCAACAGGAATTGGACGAATGATCGGTGACGGCATTCATGAAGAGGTACTGCGCGCCCTGGTTGAACAACACGCGGTGCGCGAATGCCTGGTGGCCAAGATCGATGGCGGCCCCGATTGGGGCCTGTCGATTCGCCTGGGCGGCAGTGGCGCACGCTGGGTGCCGGTACGCTCGCGGCGTGAGCGATTGCGCACCTGGGCGAGCTTGACGGCCGTAGGGCGATTTGCCGAAAACGTCGGCCTGCGCGGTTTTAGTGTGGAGCTGTGACCGGCGTCAGCTTCAA